CGAAATAGAATTACTCGTCTCTTAGCAGATTGGGGACTTATTTCAGTCGTAAAAGAAGATTCAGTTTCTGATATTGCACCTCTTAATCAAATCAAAGTTCTTGCATATAAGGAAAAGCAAGATTGGATATTGGAGACCAAATATAATATTGGTAAGAAAACTAAACCACAAGAAGAAGTGACTAAATAAGACTGAGACCTTTCGTGCGGTCTCTACGAAAGTCGGAAACCCGCAGACCCCTTGACAGGGGTCTTTTTTATTGTTATAATGTGTGGGTCAAAGGCACTCCCATGATTTCCAAGACTAATATTGATTTCATTCTAAGTCTGGTAAAAGAATTCTTACCATCTGTGCTAGAAGAAGTCGGATTTGATCCTAATAAAAAGGAACCAGGTCATCAGTTTGGTGAAAGTGTTGAAGAAAAACTAGTAGAAAAATTAAATACATACGACAACCAGAAGTTTACTTTACCAAAAACTTCACGTTCTATGCAAGATCTTAATTTTATTAGAGATCTTATTAATATTAAATTTGGATATGATAAAGATGGGCAACCAAATATGGTTTCTTTTAATAGACTTTGTGATAAGTTTTTAAGTGGTGAAATTAATTCTTATTATGTAATAAGTATTGATGGAAAAGGCAATAAGATTTGTATGTTCAACTTGTATGAACATCTTAATTATACAAATACAAATCTTGGAACTGGTCAGACAATGTTGAAAGAGAAAAAATTCTTTGAGTATTTTGACCAAGAAAAAGATTATACAATCACTAGAAAAGATGTTATACTAAAACTCAAAGAGATTAGTGAAAAATCTCATCAATCTCACATTGAGTTGAGAGAACAACAAGAAAAGAAACGACAAGAGGAATTCGATGCTAAACTGCAATTACTTTAATAGTGACTGTGTAAAGTTCTCCGATGAATATGATGGGGAACTATTTGATGCTGTAGTAACAGATCCTCCATATGGTATTGAATACCTAGGTAATAGTTGGGATTCTTATAAAAACTGTGTTGCTTTTAAGGAAGAAACCTGGAGATCCATTTCTAAAACTCTAAAACCAGGTGGTTACTTGCTTATATTTGGAGCATCAAAGACCTTTCATCGACTCACTTGTGCTGTTGAGGACTCTGGACTAAAAATAAAAGATGTTTTGATGTGGTTGTATGGTCAAGGTATGCCCAAAAGTCAAAATATGGGTAAGAAGAACTCTGATTGGGAGGGTTGGGGAACAGGACTTAAACCATGTTATGAACCAATTTTGCTTGCACAAAAACCTATTGAGGAAAAAACAATTATAAAAAATTTGGAAAAGTATGGTGTAGGTGCAATTAATATTGAAGAATCTAGATTAGATTCTGGACGTTGGCCAGGAAATGTTATTCATGATGGCAGTGATGAAGTTGAAGAACAGTTTGCAAAGTTTGGTGAAAGAGGTAATGGTTGGTCAAGAAATTATGGAGTAGAGGATTATCAAGGTAGACAGTATGGTGGAGGTGTATTTGGTGGTGGTGGATACATCGGAGAAACTACTTATTGTGATGAAGGAACTGCTAGTAGATTTTTCTATTCAACTAAAAGTTCTGTGAAAGAAAGAACTCATAATAGAACAGTTGAAAATAATCATCCAACTGTAAAAAATTTAGAATTGATGAAATATCTAATTAAACTTATAACTCCCACTGGTGGAACTGTATACGATCCTTTTGCTGGGAGTGGAACAACTTTAATAGCAGCAAAAGATGCTGGGTTCAATTCTGTTGGAGTTGAAATGTCTGAAGAATATTGTGAAATTATTAAGAATAGAGTATCTCAAGTAACATCTCCACTTGAACAAATTTTGTGATAACCGAATAAAAAACATACGGGGTTCACTACCCCGTTTTTTTGTATCTGTGCTATAAATATATCTGGATGCCTTCGGGGTCCACAAAACACAAACTCGCTTTTAAAGGAGCTACTAATATGGGTAACCTCACAAGGTATACTGCTGCGGATCTTCCTGCATTGATGGAACGCATAAATAGGAATAGCATTGGAATGGACGAATATTTCGATAGGTTGTTTGCCCTTCACGAAACAACAAAGAATTATCCTCCATTCAACCTAGTAACGGTCAGCAACGTAGAATCGAAACTAGAACTTGCGCTTGCAGGATTTAAAAAGAAAGAAGTAAATGTCTACACACAAGACGGAAAACTCTTTGTCGAGGGGCAAAGGGAGGATACAGAATCGGAAACAACTTATGTCCACAGAGGAATGGCTCAACGATCTTTCACCAGATCTTGGACATTGGCAGAGGATACGGAAGTTAGATCAGTTGAATTTGAGGATGGGTTACTAACTATTGTTCTCGGTAGGATTGTGCCAGAGCATCATCAACGAAAAGTCTGGTTCTAAATAAAGTATATCGTCGTCGCAGACGGAGGGGAAACTGGCAAAATCCAGTTGCAACCCCTCTTTTTTATGCTATAATATCTAGAGGTAAGAACAGAACAATGACCATTAAATTAATGTTGTTAAAGTCTGGTGAAGACATCATTGCCGATGTTAGTGAAATGACTGTTGGCGAAGATGATGATAAAAGGGTTGTTGGATATTTTCTAAACAAACCTTGCATTGTAAAAATGCGCCAACCAGAACTACTCACAGAACAAAGTGAAGGTCCAAGAAAGAAAGCAGGATATGAAGTTTCTCTTTTCCCTTGGATGCCCCTTGCTGTAGAGGAAACTATTCCCGTTGTTGCGGACTGGATTATTACAATGGTTGATCCTGTGATCAAACTCAAGCAAATGTACATTACTGATATTGTAAACTACAAGAAAGATGGAACAACAAGAAACGAAGCAAGTGCAGACGATCAAACTGATAGTGCTGACAAACCAGTCAAAATTAATCTCGCAGATTGAAGAAGTAGGTGCTGATATTGGCGAACCTGATTGTAAATTAGTTAAACCATATGAGGTAATCTTAGGAGAGGGTGGTAAGTTATTTCTAACTCGTTGGTTAGAAGGATTTACTCCTGATGATACTCTTATGCTGAGCTCTGATAAAATTCTAACTCTTACTGAACCAACGCAACAAATTCTTGACAGTTACAAAGGTCAGATTTAATGGCACTATCTAAACAAACCCTTGATCACTTATGTGATGCAGAGTCACATATTCGTGCTGCAATCAAATCTGCCGCAGTAAACGAAAAACCATTAGTTGTAAAGCAACTATCCGAAATCCTCATGAATATGGATCAAACTAAAAAGTTTGACGAAATCATGGATATGTTGGATAATAGAGAATCTGGCAGCAGTGGCCGGTACGGTTCATTTTTTAATGATGAGGATGAATGAAGTTTTACACTAATGTTCAATTGATTGGGAATCAGGTTCTGGTTCGTGGTGTAGAGAATGGGAGAAGATATGAATATCGTGATGAATTTTTTCCCACTCTATTTGTTAAATCAAAAAAAGATACTAAGTATCGAACATTAAGTGGCGAAGCAGTAGAACCCATTAAACCCGGAAGTGTCCGCGATTGTCGTGAGTTTTATAAAAAGTATGATGATGTAGATGGATTTGCTATCTATGGTAATGATCGATACATCTATCAATATATTTCTGAAAAGTATCCAGAGAAAGAAATTAAGTTTGATATTAACCAAATCAAACTGGTAACTCTTGATATTGAGACTACTGCAGAATATGGATTTCCTGATGTAGAATCTGCATCAGAGGAAATTCTTGCAATCACAATTCAGGACTACACCACCAAAGAAATTGTTACTTGGGGACAGAGATCCTTTCTTAACAAACAGAAAAACGTAACTTATCATCATTGCCATACAGAACAAGAACTTCTAAATCATTTTATTAGTTATTGGATGCAGGATGTTCCTGATGTTGTGACTGGTTGGAATATTCAGATGTTCGATATTCCATACATCTGCAAACGCCTCAATAGGGTGCTTGGAGAGAAGTTGATGAAGCGTTTCTCCAACTGGGGTCTTGTGACCGAAGGAGAGATCTATGTACAAGGTAGAAAGCAAATTGTCTTTGATGTTGGTGGACTGACTCAACTTGATTACCTAGATCTGTATAAGAAATTTACATACAAGGCACAGGAATCTTATCGTCTGGACTACATAGCTGAGGTGGAGTTAGGTCAAAAGAAACTAGATCACTCTGAGTTTGACACCTTTAAAGATTTCTATACTAAAGGGTGGCAAAAGTTTATTGAGTATAATATTGTTGACGTAGAACTTGTTGACCGTCTGGAAGACAAGATGAAACTCATTGAACTTGCATTGACTATGGCTTATGATGCCAAGGTCAACTATGCTGATGTGTTTTATCAGGTCCGCATGTGGGACAATATTATCTACAATTATCTTAAAAACCGTGACATTGTTATTCCCCCGAAAATTCGTTCAGATAAGAACGAAAAATATGCAGGTGCATATGTTAAGGAACCGATTCCGGGAAAGTATGACTGGGTTGTGTCTTTTGACCTTAACTCTCTGTACCCTCATCTTATTATGCAGTACAATATTTCCCCAGAGACACTCCTTGAGGAACGTCATCCCACGGTTACGGTTGATCGAATCCTTGATGAAGAAATAAACTTTGAACTGTATAAAAACAATGCGGTATGTGCTAATGGTGCAATGTACCGTAAAGATGTTCGTGGGTTCTTACCAGAACTCATGGAGAAGATGTATGGGGACCGTGTAATCTTTAAGAAACGAATGCTTCAGGCAAAGCAAGAATATGAGAAGGCACCTACTAAGGCACTGGAGAAAGAGATTGCCCGGTGCAATAATATCCAGATGGCTAAGAAGATCTCACTCAACTCTGCTTATGGTGCTATCGGTAATCAGTATTTTAGGTACTATAAACTGGCCAATGCGGAGGCGATTACGCTTTCTGGTCAAGTCT